ATATGTAAAAATAATATAATAATACTACAAATAAAAATATTGATTTAGAAAAATGAATATTTTTATATATTTATTAAAGACATCAAACTTAATAAAAGTATATAATAACTGGAATATGAAAAAACTAAAAGTAAATTACATTTATAAAAAATTAAATCCTATATTATTTGATGTTTCTTTGAGAGATGGACTACAAGGATACTCCAAATATGAACAAACGTTAGTTACACTGGAAACAAAAAAGTTAATATATAGCAACATTTGTTTTTTTCACGAACCTAAAAATATAGAAATTGGGTCAGTCGTGAATCCAAAAATTTTACCAGTTATGAGTAACTCTATTGAGTTATTCAAAGAAGTTACAAAAAATAAAACAGACTTGAACCAAACAAACTATTCACCCAACTTATATATGTTGGTTCCTACTAAAAAAGGGTGTGATACTGCAATTCAAAATGGGATTACCAATTTTTCCTTTTTAACATCTGCTTCAAACAGTTTTCAGAAGAAAAACATCAACAAAACACTTGAAGAAACAAAAAAAGAATTAAATGATATGATTAATGAAATAAATATTCAACAGTCTATTAAACCTTCGGTTGATTATAATATGAAACTATACATATCTTGTGTGAATGAATGTCCAATAGAAGGAAAAATAAGTAATGATGCCATTATAAATGAAATTATTTACTATAACAAAAATACCAACGTGAATGAATTTTGTTTATCTGATACTTGTGGAACATTACTGTTCAAGGACTACCAATATATTATTGATGAATGTTTGCAACAAAAAATAGACTCTACAAAATTTTCATTACACTTACATACTTCCGAAAATATTGATAACATTCGTGATATTGTTCATTATTCTCTTGAACAAAATATTAAAAAGTTTGACGTTTCTATCATTGCAACCGGTGGTTGTTCTGTAACAATGGACAAATCAAAATTAAAACCAAATATGAGTTATGAGTTATTGTATAAACTTTTTGATGAATATATTGATAAAAAAAAAGACAAAAAAGAAGAAAAGTAAATAATACATACTACAGTTAATTTTTAGACTTTCTTGATTTTCTTGATTTTCTTTTATTTTTTTTTGACTTTTTAGTATATTTTTTTGACTTTTTAGTATATTTTTTTCCTCCCATTATTGTGCATCCCTTTGACTTGTTACATTTTTTATTTTTTATCTCTACCCAACTGACATTTTCTTCTGTGCTGTCTTTTAAATTCTTGTTACCAAGTCCCGTAGCACTTGTCGGTATTCCATATAGTGCTAAACTTTCTAATGTCGGTTCTAATGTCGGTATACTGGTTTCACGACTATTTATTTCATTATCCAATGCACGACACGGAACTTCACGAAAAAAACCTTCATATATAATCTTAGTAGGTTCGTCGCCATTTTTAAAATAATATGGAAATTTTTGTGGTGTAATAGTTAGTGGGTTTGGTTCTATATCTTTTGATTTATTCTTTGACCACACATTATTGAAACTATTACCTAAATACCGACCCAAATAAACTTTTGTTGGAAGAAGATTTGTAAAATAACGCGGATAGTCTGCTTGCTCTTGGCCTCCCTTATAAAAACGAGTAGCTTGGGCTAAATCATAACACTTTCCTATATCTTTTTCATATAGGTATTGAAGTACTTCAACTTCATTCCCCCTAGGTTTACGTGGATCATGGTAGTAATCAAAATTAGAAGTCATTATTTAATTACTATATATATATATATAAAATAATATATATTACGTTCATTATTATATAAATATTTTGACTTTAATAATAATAATCAAAATATTTAAATGTCATTTCAAATTCACGAACCTATCATGGAAAAATTGAATTTCTTTTACAAAACCCATAAAATTCCAAACATTATATTTCACGGTGAATCCGGCAATGGTAAAAAAAGCGTAGTCAATCAGTTTATAAATTTAATATATAATGAAGACAAGGATAGAATCAAAAATTATGTAATGTATGTAAATTGTGCTCATGGAAAAGGTATCAAATTCATTCGTGAAGAATTAAAATTTTTTGCCAAAACCCATATTAACTCAAATGGTGGAGATAATTTTAAAAGTGTCATTTTATTAAACGCTGATAAGCTAACAATAGACGCTCAGTCAGCACTAAGACGATGTATTGAGTTGTTTAATCATACTACTCGTTTTTTTATAATTGTAGAAGACAAATATAAACTATTAAAACCAATTTTATCAAGGTTTTGTGAAATTTACATACCAGAACCAGTGATTAACAAAAAAGAAATCAATTTATATGAACATATTTTGAACAAGACATTTAATCTGAAAGAAAGCAAAACTCAAAAAAACGAATGGTTGAAAAAATTTATATCAAAAAATATGACATCCGACTTAACCCATGAAAAGTTAATCAACCACACAACAAAATTGTATGAAAAAGGTTATAGTGGGCTAGACTTGATTGAATATATTGAAAAAAATGAAATAAATAACATAACTGAAATTAAAAAATACGAGTTACTATTTACTTTTAACAAAATACGCAAAGAATTTAGAAACGAAAAAATATTAATATTGTTTATTTTGAATTTTGTTTTTTTGAGTTTAGAATGCAATTTAGAAAATATTTCTTTTATGTAATATGGATGACTTTAATGTTTCAAGTTTGCACGAATCAAAGAACGAATGGGGATCACGTTTATTAACCATATTAACTCCGCATGTTGTAGATGGGTTGAAATCTATTTTTGATGAAGCCTTGAAGTTATGTAAAGACAATAATGAAATGGATAAATACTTGATGACTTTTCAAAATTTTATTACTAGAATCCCCAAATGGAATCCAACAATCATTGAAACGGAGAGAAAAAGAATTGTTGAGAAAAGTGGATGCAACTATTTAGAAGATTTAGTTACTTGTGTCCACATAATCCAGTTAAAATTATTAACTGCAATAAGAGTTGGGCAAAAACAAAGAAAAATAGATGTTAGTATTCCAAAAATTGACGATTTTATTCATAAAGTATACATCAATGTTGCAAGAAAAGTTTATAAAAATGTATATTTATTTGAAATCAACATTCCTCCATTACAAGTACAAAAACATTTTCGGGAATTAGAAATCATTGTTCAAGAATGTATTTTAAACACTGTGAGAGACAGTATTCCAGTTGAAAGTATTTTACAAGCATATATGGATCAAACTATTGAGGAAGATGTGGTAGAGGAAGTGAAAGAACAAGTGATAGAACAACCCACCAAAAAAGAGGAAGAAACACAGATTATTAAAGAAGGTGGAAGTGCAGAGGCAAAAACTGAAACCGCTGTACAAAATGAAGAAAAAATAACTACAAATGAAGATTCTCTACCAAAAACTTTAGAAACTACTTTTATTGAAACCGAAAAATCCAATCGTTTATCTTTCAACGACACAGACTATGCAAGAGATGAAAATAATAATGAAGTTACAGTAGAAGCACCAAAAGATTTAGACCGTTTAGAACAAATAAGTGTTGAGAGAAATGCACAACGTAAGTTAGAAACTGAAGATGATGATGATGCTGACTCACGGTTAAAAATTATGGATGAAGATGTTCAGTTAGGTAACTTAGATATTCATAACATAGAAGAACCCGAAATGAATTTAATTCCGGATTTATTACTTGATGATATAGAAGTTCTTGCTTAAAATATATTTAAATAAATAATAAGTAATATAAATATACTTAATGTCTTATGGTAGAGGAACCTATGGAACTCCTAATATACGTATACATTCTTGGGGTGAAGAAAGTAAACTAGTAGTAGGTAACTTTTGTTCAATAGCCGGTAATGTAAATGTGTATTTAGGTGGAAATCATAGGAGTGATTGGGTAACTACATTTCCATTTGGACATATGCACCAACACGTGTTTAATAAATTTAATGGTAGTGGACACCCAACAACAAAAGGTGATGTAATTATTGGAAACGATGTATGGATTGGTGCAAATGTAACAATAATGTCTGGTGTTACTGTTGGAGATGGAGCAGTTATTGCAACTAATAGTCACGTTGTAAAAAATGTAGACTCGTATAGCATAGTAGGAGGAAACCCAGCAAAGTTTATTAAATATAGATTTACATCGGAACAAATAGAAGAGTTATTAAAAATTCAATGGTGGAACTGGGAAGATTACAAAATAAATGAATATACTCCATTGTTATGTAACGAAAATATAGATGAATTTATAAAATCTGCAAAAACTTTATAAAATATTATTGTTTATTATTTTGCGTAAAATAATAAATAACTTTGTTCTATTGTAGTTTAAATCATTATTTAGAATGAGTAATATATTTGTTGTTGCCGCAATTATTTCTATTGTGTTTTTTATTGCGAAATTTATTGAAATGAGATTCATTGAAAAAGAAAATAAACCACTGAAATATTTAGTCAGAGACTCTCTCCTCGTTTATTTTAGTGTGATTTGTGGAAATTTCGTGATTGACCAATTAAAACCAGTAATGGAAGAAGGAGGAGGAAAAGTAGTGACAGAAGTTTTTGTAGATAATCCTAGTTTTTAAACTATTATTTTATGTACTTTATATAAAATAATATGAATAACCAAAACGATAGTTCCGACGATGATGAATATGAAGAAGACACAACAGAAGTATATTTTCAATCTGAGTATAAATTATTAACTTCAGATGATTTAATTATTGGTCATAACTATTACGTCATTGACACAAGTAAAAATGGTAAACACGTATTATACAAAAGACCCAATCAAAATTTTAGCAGTGGCCCATTTACATACTATGGAAAATATGTTGAAAGTTATAGACAACCAAAATTATTACCCGAATTGAACAATGAAATTATATTTGTAACCACATACAAATTTTATGATAAAAATGGTGACACATTTTCAAATAAATTTAAATATACGAGAGATAATTTTGATAAAACAAATTTTGAACTATATAAAAGTACAAATGCATCAACTTATAAACACGGTTACCTTTATCTAGATGAGGAAAGTATAAGCAAAGAACCCACTCCAGTTGTAGATAGTGTTAAAATTGTAAATAAAACTGCTAGAAATATTCCAATTTCAAGAAACACTAAAGCTATTCCAGTTGCAGAGTTATTGCATAGTGACTCGTCTGATGACGAAGATACATTAAACTTGATTAGGGTAAGTCGTCCACCTCTTGGTGGAAAAAAGAAAAGAAAAACAAGACGAAAAAGTAAAAAACTACGAAAAAGAACAAAAAGAAAAAATACTCGTCGTTATAAATGACGCAACTAACGCCCCGACCATACTTTTACATAAGGTGCTGGCGACTTTTTATATTTATTTATATAATTCTTGTACTGATGATAAGAATATCCCCATCCATACTCACCATTTCGATAAGTAGAAATACAACCTAAGAGAGACTTCACTTTTTTCAACTCTTTACATTCTAAACCAATAATAAGACCATATATTCTTTCAAGACAACACCGATCTGCACGGCATTTAACTACTTTTAACATATTGAATAAATTATACTTTTGTTGTAAATAATCTAAAAAATTATAATTTATATAACTCTGAACACCAAAACAACCAGCCCAATATGACTTATTTAATCCAAGAAGCTGAAATTTGTTTTCCACTAAGTTTAACTCTTTATTTACTTCATGATTATTTTTTAAATAGTTACAAATTTCTAATGTCCTTTTAATATTTTCGTCTTTACCATAAGAAAAATGCCATAGAGGAACAACTTTGAAGTTTCTAAAAGCATCAAAATTAATTCTTCTATGTATAAATAGACTGTCGTGAATAATTATCGCATTTTCAAAAAAATGATGTTTGTGAAAATAATAATATGGTAACAACTCTCCTCTTTGAGGAAATTCTGATTGTATATATTCTATATTTTTATACTCAAAATCAGCTTTTACAAAATCCTTGTTACTATTATCATCAATCACTACTATTTTTCGTTGGGGATAAAACTTACGAATACATCTAACACATTCATTCCAATATTCATTTGTTAATTCAGAATTAACGTGTCTTAACACTATAAATCCATAACTCATTTATTATATTATAATACATATAAAATAATAATCATTAATTTACATAAATTTTATTTTTCGTAAAAATAAGGTATTTCATCTATGTTCATTATATTTTCATTTTTTGGAACCGTACTTACACTATACTTTTCAAAGTCTTTTCGTTCTAACTGTGCTTGTGGTGTATGGTTATGAACACAACGAGCTATCATTTTGTATAACTTGAAATCTGGATATCTCTCTTGACCATTAATTTTATATAATATATTGATACCATTGTCGTCTAAACACCATTCAACAATTAGTCTCACTAACGGACTACATTTATCAAAATCTAAAATTTGATCCATGTCTTCAATAATGTAGTCAAAAATAGAACAAGCAAGTCTGCATAAATCAAAACTGTAATTGGGTTCTAGACGAGGTTTTTTACTGTTGAAATATGGTTCAATGTTATATTGAGTTGCTGCGTCTTCGCCATTTTTAAAACAGTCACTACAAAATTGTTTATTTCCATATTTATAAATACCACGTCCAAAATCTATTATTTTATAAATTCTTCCATAAGTTGGTACTTTATAATACGTTTTATTATAACAGTAATACAAATACTTTTTATCCGTTGGATTATACATTATATTATTTGTATGTAAATCATTGTGTGTGAAAGCAAATGCTTTTTGGTATGTAACTAAGGTCATTATTACTTGCATTAGTGCAGAAAATATCTCGTCTTCATTCAACTCATCATTACAAATTAGGTCATCCAGTGTATTTTCACATTTTTCCATACAAATTACTTGAATAGGAAACTTTTCTAATATAACGTCTACACGTTCTTCATCTTCTTCAGATTCACTACTTTCAGATGATTCGTTTTCATCTGAATAACTGTCACTCTCGGAGTCACTGTATGATTTTTTCTGAATATTATCTTTTGATGAAGATGCAGATGATACAACTTCTACTACTTCATTATTTGATGTATGTGATGTTCTTGAAGAACAAGACGATCCACTAGAAGCATTAGATTTAATAGTAGTACTTATTTTTGTTACTTCACTATTTAAATCATCTTCTGTTAAAGAACACTGTAACTCTGACAAATCTATTGAAAATTCTTTTAAATTATCTAATGATAAATGTTGCGTTTCATTTTCTTCATATTTTTCAATTTTATCAGTATCTTCAAAAATGTCGTCAAACAACTCATTTTGTATTGATTTTAATGATAAACTTAGATGATT